TCTAATGGAACAAATAGTAAATAAAAATTACTCAAGTGATTCAGCGGCGGCTTCTGGCGGTGTGCCAGTTGGTGGTATATATCACAACTCTGGAGATTTAAAAATAAGACTTACGTAAAAATCACTAAAAATAAGTGATATATAAGATATACCCTGCTCGGGTTAGAGCAACCAAATAAACTAATATAAAACCAAAACCAATGACACTATATTATAAGACTAGTACGTGGAGTAGTCAACCGCAAATATCCGAAGACCAAATAAACTTTTGGAAGCATATCGCTGAAAAGAAAAATTGGCGAATAGTACAACTACCAAATGGATTTTTTCAAACTGAATACAAAGATCAAAATGATGAGTGGCAAGATGTGACTCGTAGAGAAACTATGGACGGCGCTGAAGCTGCTATTGATGGTAGCATTGAGCATTACACTAAAAAAATTGACTTTGTAAAAGGACCTAAGGTAGTTAAAACCTTTGAGTAAAAAAATAAATATAATTTAATTAAATCAAATATGTCTGACGCAATAGTTAAGAACTTAAACTTTGGCATTGATGCTAAAGACAAAGTATTTAAAGGTATAGAAAATCTCACTAAAGCTGTTAGCTCCACACTAGGAGCTAGCGGCAAGTGTGTTATACTAGAGGACGGTGCGGGCCAACCCGTTATAACAAAAGATGGAGTTACAGTAGCTGATAGTATTATACTATTGGATCCTGTAGAAAACATGGGTGCGACGCTTTTAAAACAAGCGGCTAGGCAAACTGTGCAAGAAGCTGGCGATGGAACGACAACAGCTACAGTGCTAGCACACGCACTCTTAAAAAACTCTTATAAAAAAGACGTTAACACTAGAGAACTAAAAGAAGGTATTAATTCTGGTGTTAATAAAGTCATAAGCTATTTAGAAAAAAATAGTACACCTGTGGTAGGTGAAATGATTGATCAAGTGGCTACCATATCAGCTAACAACGACAAGCAAATCGGTAGTATTATTGCAGACGCTTTTAGAGCTGTTGACAATACAGGTGTTGTTATGATGGAAGTAAATGATCAACCAGAAACTTTCTGCGAAGTTGTTGATGGTGTTCAATATTATAAAGGTTTTAAAAACGATTCTTTTATAACTGATAAGCTAAAAGGCACGGCTGAACTAGAAAACCCCTTGGTTTTAATTGTGGAATCGTTGATAGCAAACATACGCAAAATACAAAATGTATGGGAATATGTTATTAAAAATAACAGAGCGCTACTTATAATCGGCGACGCTGAGCAACAAGTTTTAAATGCCTTAGCTATGAACAAGCTAAAAGGTAACATAAAAGTAAATATAATAGACGCACCTATATATGGTGTAAGTAAAAAAGAAGTTCTACAAGATCTATCAATGCTTACAGGTGCTACTGTTATAAATGAAGATCTAGGGGACGATATGGATTTAATACAACCAGAGCATTTAGGCGAGTGTGTTAAATCTGTTTCAAACCAAACAGAAACAATTTTACAAGTAGATAAATCTTCTAATGAACTAGATGATTTAATAGAGGATATAAAAGATAAAATCAAAAACGCCTCATCAGCTGCTACTAAAAATAAATACGAAAAAAGATTAGCAATGCTATCAGCTAAAGTAGCAATTGTAAAAGTAGGTGCTAACTCTGAAGTAGAATTAAAAGAAAAGAAAGATAGGGTTGAAGATGCTATCTGTGCTACAAAAGCTGCAATAAAAGATGGTATAGTACCTGGCGGTGGTATAGCTCTTTTAAACGCATCTAGCTTTATAAAACCAAAGTCAAAAGGCGAAGAGGTTTTGCTAGAGGCAATTAAAGCTCCATTTGAAACTATACTAGAAAACGCTGGTATAGTTGAATACGAGCTACCTAAAGTTAAAGGCAGAGGATTAAATGTGGTTACAGGAAATATGGTAAATATGATTAAGTCTGGTATTATAGATCCTCTGCTTGTAACTAAAAGCGCTTTGCTAAACGCAGCGTCTGTAGCTACAACAATATTGTCAACTGATTGTGTAATCAATAATCTTAGAATTAATGAAGGCAGTGGGCAATAATATAATCGTAAAACCTAAACCAGTATCTAATAAAAAAACAGAAGGTGGTTTAGTACTGTCGGTTAAAGACAGAGAAGATATAAGATATACAGAAGCTAATGTAGTTTCTGTTAGTGATCAAATAGAAGTTGTAAAGCATGGTGATGCTATATATTATGACAGACACAGTGGTCACAAAATAGAAATTAACAACGAACAATACACGGTTATAAAGTTACAAGATGTTGTTGTGTTGTTATGAGAATAGAGGCTAGTGACATTAAGCGGTTAAATATATTAAAGCACTATCGTATAATACGTAAATGGGCATGTCGTAACAACGATTTAAACGACGCTGATTTAGAGCTTTTAATATACTTAGATTGCATAGATCTTTTTACTAAAAAAGATTTTGAAGATGGCAGTTATTCTTACAGCTGGGATAATAGAAGATGGAATAGACTTTTAAAAGAAGGCTGGATAGTTGTGTGGAGAGAAAGAAACAGAACAACACAAAAGTATAATATATACAAAGTTTCTTTTAAATGCAAGCAACTTATACAAAAAGTGTATAGAATAATGCTAGGAGAAGAGGATATACCTACTAGTGAACGAAGAAATAAGATAATGAAAGGTAAAACATACACCGATAAAGTTCTTATTACTTCTATAAATAACGTAAACAAAGATAAACAAAGATAGTTATGTATAAAAAAGATGGACTACCATTTGTTGGTAACACTGGTCAAGTAGGTATGAACGCTGTATTTGGAGGGCCCAGACAAATGGATATGAATGCTATGCAAGACCCTTATTCTGGTGCGATGACTAGAATGAGTCCTACTGCGTTAGGCGTAGCTGATCAAGTATTTGGAACACAGCAACAACGTCAGCACGTAATGAACATGCAACCTGGTTTAGCTAAGCTAGAAAAGCACGCATTAAACAAGGCTTTAGTAGGTGATCAAGATAAGTTGCCCGAGCATATTCAAAAAGAAATACTTGCAAAACCAGAAGACAATAAAAAATCTAAAGACCCTTTAAACTATGGATCTACGCCTACGTTTAATAGACAATACAACAGTGTAGAACCTACCGCTCACGCGCAAATGGATATGGCACAAATTTTTCAAAACTATGGAAACCAAATGTCACAAAGTTCTGGCAACACAGCATCAAGTACAGACTCTACTACTGACACTAGTACTGATATTAGCTTAGTAGGTGAAACACCTCAAAGCCTTAGAATGCAAGAAAGAACTAAAAATACAGCCGCTAGAATAGCACAAAGAGATGCTAGGAAAAAAGAAAGAGGTGGTGGAACTAGAGTTGGTAATTTTTTAAGAAACACATTTAATTAATAGATATGGCAAAGCAACCACTAAAACACGGAGCTGTAGGTGAAAACGCAGTATGGGACGGACCATTAGATTTAACTGGTTTTCCAAAAGGAAAGGGCAGTAGCTCAGGTATTACAGGTATGGAAGTATCTAAGGATATGCCTGTGTACAAAGCTGGACCTATAACAATGAAAGCTGAAGGAAAGTAAAATGGCTGGCAAGGTAAACAAAGAAACCTTAAAATGTAATAAACCTAGAAAAACACCAGGTCACAAGACTAAATCACATGTTGTAAAAGCTTGTGAAGGTGGTAAAGAAAAAATAATTAGGTTTGGTCAGCAAGGTGTAAGTACTGCCGGTAAGAAGCAAGATAAAAAATCAAAGGCAAGGCGTGCTAGTTTTAAAGCTCGCCATGCAAAAAATATTAAAAAAGGTAAAATGTCTGCTGCTTACTGGGCTGACAAAGTAAAATGGTAATTATGGAAAAAGGACACTACGGTCAGTATACTGGCAACGCAAGACACTCACGCACACCTGTAACTAGAGGAAACTATAAAGCTTCTGAAAGAGACGACGCTGCTCATATTGATTATCTAAAAAGAGATGTTAAGTATGACGCTAAACATGGAGGTAGTGATAAGCAAATGACTAACGATGAAAAGCATATTTCAAAGTTAGCTGGTGACATGAAGTATGACAAGAAGCATCATTCTCCGCTTAACAACACTGGCACTCCTGTTGTAGATGAATTTGGTAATCCAGTTCCAGCGGATTTTGTTAGCGACGCTCCTGAAGTTGTAGGTACAAGAATTTTAAGTGACTTAAACGAGGGTAATCTTCCAACTATGTTTGGCGGAAAACAGGTTGGGAGTAATGAAAGAGTGCAAGGTATAAAGACTGCTAGAAGAAACATTAAGGATCGTAATTATACCCAATCAGAAATAGACACATATAACAAGGGTCAAGCTACTGGTATGACTCCATATGTAAATAAATATTAATAAAATGAAATCAAAAGGTTTAGGCGACACAATAGAAAAATTTACAACAGCAACCGGAGTCAAAACAATTGTAGACAAAGTTTCTGATGGTTTAAATATACCATGTGGATGTGGCGCTAGAAGAGATAGACTAAACGAAATGTTTCCTTATAACGATAAATAATGGCTTTTAAACTTAATAATCCACCGTACGCAGTAGACAACACACCTCTATATCATGTAGATTTAGAAGAAGGAGTATTAGGTAAAGCTTTGAACAATGGTAGTATACTTATGAGCAAGGACGTTAAAGATCCTATACAGTATAAAGAAGTATTAGCTCACGAGTTAGGCCACATGCAACAAATTAAAAGCGGTGCATTAAACTACGACGATAACAACGTGTACTATAAAGGCGAAACATACTCAAGAAAAAACATGAAAGAAGGTAGCGATAAACTACCATGGGAAGATTATGCAAATAAATTTGCAGAAAAAATAACTTAAAAATTAAAATTATGCCAAGCACTAATCCAAACACACAATCTAAAGAAGGGAACGTAGCACCTTTGTCTAAGAAAGGAACCTTCATGTCTAAACATTGTTTATCTAAATACGGCGAAGCGAAGACAGAGCCGTTAAATTATGGTAAGCACGCAATGAATATGAATGACCCATTGACTAAAAAAGGGTGTAGTTATAAATAATAAGGTATGGCATTTAAGTTAAGAAACCAAAACGTAAAAAGAGTTACAGGTGGTAAGCATCCGTTTGCCCACTCAGCTTCCGCAACACACGGCCACCCTCATGGTGACGCTAGTGATATACCAACTATATCTCAACGTCAAACAACTATAAGTCAAACAGCGCCATCTAGCGATGAATTAGTTTACGATGTAGTTAATCCTGACTTAATGCAAGTAGACACGTCTCAAGCCGCTAAAGATGCTTACAACGCGTTAACTCCAGAACAGCAAAGGGCTCAAAATAAAAGGTTTTTAGAAATAAACCAAAGACGAGCTGATGAAGCGGCTAAGCAAACAGAAGAAAATAGATTTGTAGCTTTAAATCAATTAAGACAAGGTGGTGGTAGTGAAACTAGTATTGATACGCAAGAAAGAGCTATTAGTGATACTAGCGTTAGTCAACAACAAGCTTTGCAACAAGATTACGAGTACAATCAAGCTCAAGTCCAGCAAGGCGTTAAAGATTTAGTTGCTATAGATGCAGTTAAAATGGGCAATCAATTTGCTCAAGATTACATGGGTAGCCTACCATTTACAAGCCAAGGAAGCAAACAGTCGCAACAAGATAGTATGGCGTACAACGCGGCTGGTCAATACACAGCTTTAGTAGGTAGTGGCGTTTATACACCTAAACAAGCTTTAGATTACATTAAACAAGAGTACGGTGAAAACTTAACAAATGATCAAATGTTTACTCTTGACAAGACTATAAATAGAGCTTTGAACCAAATTACGCCGGCTAGAGAGTCGTATCAAGTGCAAAAACCATACACTCAGGAAGAGCTTTTATCGACTCAAATGCCTACTTATAAAAGTGAAAGACACAAAAAGAAAGGTAAAGTCTCTGGGTATGAAGACATAAAACCATTATATGCAGGATCAAATGTACAAAATTACAGATCGAAGGTCATGGAAAGATTTAATCAGAATAAATAATGAAAAAACTTTTAAGTCTTTTAACTGGTGGTTTAATTAAAGACGTAGGTAACGTAATAGATAAGCTTACAACTACAGATGAAGAAAGATTAGCTGCTAAACAAAAGATACAAGAGTTGTTAGAAAAAGCAGATCAAGACGCGCAGACTCAAATTACTGAGCGCTGGAAACTTGATATGCAATCTGATTCATTTTTATCAAAGAACATCCGCCCGCTAGTGTTAATATATCTTACAGTTATATTTACAGCATTAGCTTTTTTTGATGGTAACATTGGCGGTTTTCAAGTCGATCAAGCTTATATACCTATATTTCAATCACTATTAATAACAGTGTATGGTGCTTATTTTGTAGGTCGTACGTGGGAAAAGAGTAAAAAATCAAGTGACAATAAGTAATATATTAATTAATTAAATTAAATCAAATGAGTAAAGTAAAACAAATGGAAAGTAAATCTAGTAAAATTTCACAAGAACACTTGGAGAAAATTCAAGATCAACAAAATAAAATCACACAACTGCTAAGGCAAATTGGTTTTATTGAAAACGAAAAACACCAACTGCTCCACGAGTATGCAGGCGTGTTGAAAGAAGTTGAAGAATTTAAACCTGTGTTAGAAAAAGAATACGGTGCTGTGAATATTGATATTGGCACGGGTGAATATACTGCTATTGAGCAAGAAGAAAAACAAGATTAATGTCTAGCGTTATAAGAAAAATCAGTATAGGTTCTGACTATAAGAATGATGCTATGCATTATTCTGTTGGTCAAGAAGTTTATGGCGGTCACGTTATATCTTATATTATTTTTGAAGAATCTGATAATTCTTATAACATACATATTAAGAAAAACAACGAGGTATTGCCATGGAAGAAGTTTAATTCTAACATGGCTATATCTGTTGAGTATGACTTAGAATATTGATGAAAAGTATTTTTCAATTCATTGTTAAACCTATAGGTGAAAGATATAACAATGAAATAAATATTGATAATAAAATATTAATAGTAAACGCTGGAATCGAAGATCACAATTTTGTTAATAGATTAGCAGAAGTTGTTGAAGTTCCAGCCGCTTACGAAACACCTATTAAAAAAGGTGATAAAGTTATAGTTCACTTTAATTTATTTAGACGTTGGTATGACGTACGTGGCAAAGAAAAAAATAGCTCTAAGTATTTTAAAGATAATATGTATTTTGCAACCGATGATCAAATATATATGTACCACAAAAACGACAAGTGGTATGCTAATGGTGATTATTGTTTTGTAAAACCTGTTTTAGAAAAACAAAATATAAGAGGTGATAAACTTAAAACCTTACGTGGTATACTAAAATATGGTAATAGTTCGTTAGAAGCTATCCAGATTAACCCAGAAGACTACGTAGGGTTTAAACCTTTAAGTGAGTTTGAGTTTGTTGTAGATAAACAACTCTTGTATTGTATGAAATCAAATGATATAGTTATTAAGTATGAGCGTCAAGAACACGAAACAGAATATAATCCGAGCTGGACAGAAAGCAGTTGACGAGCTTATTAAGGTTGCTGAAGAAAAAATTATCACTAACACTGAAGATGATGTATCAGCTGATCGTTTAAAAAACGCTGCAGCAACTAAAAAGCTAGCTATATTTGATGCGTTTGAAATATTAAACAGGATAGAAGAAGAAAGATCTATGTTAGACTCTAACAAAAAAGAATCAAAAGCTCAGTCCTTTAAGGGCTTTGCTGAAGGTAGATCAAAATGAGTTATCAACAAACGCTTGTAAATACATTAACCGACCACATAAAACCTAGTGTAATAAAGAAAAACAATAGGTATAAAAAATGGGATTATGGCTACAACAAAGAACATGATGTAGTAGTTATAAGTAAAACCGGTAAAATAGGTGAAGTTATAGAAATACAAAATCTTAAAATAGCTTTACCTGATGTAGAAAATAGTTACAAAAGATCTAATAAAAAAGAAGATCAGTTTTGGCAAAGACTTGATTATCCTAAAGAGTTAGATAGAATAAAAAGCGTTTTTGAATTTAATCAAAAACCAGAATATTTTAAAGAGCAATGGTATGATTTTATCGACCAAGAGTTTGAAAGACGTGATAAAGGTTTTTGGTTTTACAACAAAGGTAATCCTACTTATGTTACTGGCTCTCATTACATGTACTTGCAGTGGAGTAAAATTGATGTTGGAGCCGCAGATTATAGAGAATCAAATAGGCTTTTCTTTATCTTCTGGGAAGCGTGTAAAGCAGATAAGCGATGTTATGGTATGTGCTACCTCAAAAACAGACGCTCTGGTTTTTCATTCATGGCATCAGGAGAAATGGTTAATCAAGCAACTATATCTTCCGATGCACGTTTTGGAATATTATCAAAGTCAGGTGCGGACGCAAAAAAAATGTTCACCGACAAAGTTGTACCCATATCAGTTAACTACCCGTTCTTTTTTAAACCCATACAAGACGGTATGGATAGACCGAAAACAGAACTTGCATACAGAGTACCAGCATCAAAGCTTACAAGAAGAAAACTTGACCAAGGCATTGAAACAGAAGAGATCGAAGGGCTTGATACAACGATCGACTGGAAAAACACAGGTGACAACTCATATGACGGTGAAAAACTTAAGCTCCTTGCCCACGATGAATCAGGTAAGTGGGAGCGTCCGGATAACATTTTAAATAACTGGCGCGTAACAAAAACAACACTTAGATTAGGATCTAGAATCGTAGGTAAGTGTATGATGGGTTCAACATCAAACTCACTGGATAAAGGTGGTGAAAACTTTAAAAAACTTTATTATGAATCAGATGTTACCAAAAGAAACCGCAATGGACAGACTAGCTCAGGACTATATAGTTTGTTCATACCTATGGAATGGAACTACGAAGGGTACATTGATACTTATGGATTACCTGTTTTCGAAACACCGCAAACGCCGACCAAAGGCATTGACGGATCTGAAATTGAAGTAGGTGTAATAGAGTACTGGGAGAACGAAGTTGAAGGTTTAAAGAACGATCAAGACTCTTTAAACGAATACTATAGACAGTTTCCTCGCACAGAGAAACACGCGTTTAGAGACGAAGCAAAGGAGTCTTTGTTTAATTTAGCAAAGATATACGAGCAAATAGATTACAACGAAGACTTAAAATACTCTGGTGTTTTAACTAGAGGTAATTTTCAATGGAGCAACGGTATAAAAGACTCTATAGTAACATTTACCCCTAACAATAGCGGTAGATTTTTATTATCATGGGTACCACCTTTGCATCTACAGAATAAAGTTATATTAAAAAATAACGTTAAATACCCAGGTAACGAGCACATAGGTGCATTTGGGTGTGATAGTTACGACATATCAGGTACTGTTGATGGTAGGGGTTCTAAAGGATCTTTGCATGGATTAACAAAGTTTAGCATGGAAGACGCTCCACCTAATATGTTTTTTTTAGAATATATAGCAAGACCACAAACAGCTGAAATATTTTTTGAAGATGTTTTAATGTCATTAGTATTTTATGGTATGCCTATACTTGCAGAAAACAACAAACCTAGGTTATTATATTATTTAAAACGAAGAGGTTATAGACAGTTTTCAATGAACAGACCTGATAAAGTTTATCACAAGTTATCAACGTCTGAAAAAGAAATAGGTGGAATACCTAACTCAAGCGAAGATATTAAACAAGCTCACGCTGCCGCTATAGAATATTATATAGAAAACCACGTAGGTGCTATAAATGATTCGTACGGCAATATGTATTTTCAAGAAACGTTAGAAGATTGGGCTACATTTAATATAAACAGTAGAACTAAACATGATGCTTCAATTAGCTCTGGTTTAGCAATAATGGCTTGCAACAGAAATAAATATAGACCTGTTGCTGAAAGACAAACAAACGTAGTGCCTCTTGGTTTTAAAAGATATAATAACCAAGGAATTAATTCAAAAATAATAACATAAACAAATGGTTTATACTAACTACAATAGTTCATTTCCAGATCAGGTGGTACCTGAAGAGGTTAAGAGTTCTTATGACTATGGGCTACAAGTCGGTAACGCTGTTGAAAATGAATGGTTTAGAAGTAATAGAGGTGGACTAGAAAGGTTTACAGCTAACTTTCAAAATTTTAACAGATTAAAATTATACGCAAGAGGTGAGCAGTCTATACAAAAATATAAAGACGAGTTGGCTATTAATGGTGACTTGTCTTATTTAAATCTTGACTGGAAACCAGTACCTATATTGTCTAAGTTTGTAGATATTGTAGTTAATGGCATGACTGATAAAGGTTATGAGTTAAAATCTTTTGCGCAAGATCCGTACTCTATAAAACAAAGAACAGACTTTGCTATGGCGGCTGTTAGAGATATGGAAAATAAAAACACCATTGAAACTCTTAATGCTGCTCTTGGTAAAAACTTTTATGCCAGTCCAGATCCTGCTAATCTACCTAAAGATCAAAATGAACTAGATCTTTATATGCAATTAAATTACAAGCAAAGTGTAGAGATAGCAGAAGAAGAATTAATATCTAATGTATTAGATTATAATAAATATGATGAAGTAAAGAAGCGAGTTGCTTACGATCTTACCGTGTTAGGTATAGGTGCTGTAAAAACTAGCTTTAATTTGTCTGAAGGTATTACTGTTGACCACGTAGACCCAGCTTCGCTTGTTTATTCTTATACAGAAGATCCTAACTTTGAAGACATATATTATGTTGGTGAAGTAAAAAGTATGAGCTTATCTGAGGTTAAACGTTTGTTTCCTTATTTAGACGACGCACAGCTAGAAGAGATACAGCAATACCCAGGCAGTAGTAACTATACAACAAACTGGTGGGGACAAGATCAAAGAGATCAAGTTCAAATATTATTTTTTGAGTACAAGACATATCACGACCAAGTATTTAAAATAAAAAAGACTGATCAGGGTTTAGAAAAAGTATTAGAAAAACCTGACACATTTAACCCTCCACCAAATGATAACTTCGAAAGAGTTTCAAGAAGTATAGAGGTTTTATATACAGGGGCTAAAGTTCTAGGTATGAACTCAATGCTTGACTGGAGGTTGTCTGAAAACATGTCAAGACCTTATGGCGATGTTACTAAGGTTAATATGAATTACGCTATATCAGCGCCTCGTATGTATAAAGGTCGTATAGATTCTTTAGTAAATCGTATTACTGGCTTTGCAGATATGATTCAGCTTACACATTTAAAGTTGCAACAAGTAATGTCTCGCATGGTACCAGATGGTGTTTATGTTGATGTTGATGGTTTATCTGAAGTTGATTTAGGTAATGGAACTACATACAACCCACAAGAAGCTTTAAACATGTACTTCCAAACTGGTAGTATTGTAGGTAGATCTATGACTCAAGATGGTGATCCTAATAGAGGTCAAGTGCCAATACAAGAGTTGCAGACTTCTAGCGGTATGGCTAAAATACAATCGTTAATACAAACGTATCAATATTATTTACAAATGATACGCGACGTGACGGGGTTAAACGAAGCTCGTGATGGCAGCCAGCCGAGTAAAGATGCTTTAGTAGGTTTACAAAAACTTGCAGCTGCTAACTCTAACACAGCTACAAAACATGTGTTACAGTCATTAATGTATTTAACAGTTAGAGCCGCAGAGAATATAAGCTTACGAGCTGCAGACGCGTTAAGTTTCCCGTTAACTAAAGAAGCTTTAATGGGTAGTATAAATCAATTTAATATAGCTACGCTAGAAGAAATAGACAAACTAAGTATACACGAGTTCGGTATATTCTTAGAGCTGGAACCTGACGAAGAAGAGCAGCAAAAGTTAGAGCAAAATATTCAAGTAGCATTGCAGTCAGGTCAAATAGGTTTAGAAGACGCTATTGATATTAGAGAAATAAAAAATATTAAACTAGCTAATCAATACCTTAAGTTTAGACAAAAAATAAAAGCTGAAGAAGCTCAAGCTGCTCAGCAAGCAAACATACAAGCTCAAGCGCAAGCTAACGCGGCTGCAACAGAAAAAGCTGCTATGGCTGAAGTGCAAAAAGATCAAGCTATGGCTCAAACAAAAGTACAGATTGAGCAAGCAAAAACTGAGTTTGAAATAAAGAAAATGGAGCAAGAGGCTTTAATTAAAAAGCAACTCATGGCTCAAGAGTTTGAATACAATATGCAGCTAGCTCAAGCTAGATCAGATATTGAAAAACAAAAAGAAAAAGAAATCGAAGATCGCAAAGACGAGCGCGCTAGAATAATTGGAACGCAACAGTCTGAGATGATATCGCAACGCCAAAACGATGAATTACCAAAAAACTTTGAGTCAGCTGGTAATGATGCGTTAGGTGGTTTTGGTTTAGAACAGTTTGAGCCAAGATAAAAATTTTTATTAATTATATATTATTTTATTATGTCAGAAGAAGTTAAACAAGAAGGCGAGTTTAAAGTAAAAAAAACCAAGCCAAAGCAATTAGTAGATGCTCCTGAAGTTGTTAAAGTAGAAATCAAAGGTACTGAGGTAGAAACACCACAAGAAGAAGAAGTAACTAAAGTTGTAATAAAAGAAGAAGATGCCGTTCAAGACACAAGCACAGAGGAAAGCGTGTTACGCACAGATGAGTCAAGCGAAAAAGCAGGGCAAGAAACCGAAGTGGGATTGCAAGAAGTGGGACAAGAATTACAAGAGCCCGTTGAAAAAGAACAGCAAGAGTCGCCTCTGCAAGAAATAACAGACGAGTCTGTTGAGCAAGCGAAAGAAGATATTAAAGCAGAACCTACTCAACCAGAACCACAAGCTCAACCACAAGAAGAGCTACCCGAAAACGTAGATAAACTAGTTAAGTTTATGAAAGAAACGGGTGGTACCGTGCAAGATTATGTTCGCTTAAACACAGATTATTCTAATATTGATCAAGCAACATTAATAAGAGAATATTATAAACAAACAAAACCACATCTAGATGCTGAAGATATAAGTCTATTAATGGAAGACTTTAGTTATGATGAAGAGCTAGATGATGAAAGAGATATACGCAAAAAGAAACTTGCGTATAAAGAAGAAGTTGCAAAAGCCAAAAACTTTTTAGAGGGATTGAAAGATAAATATTACGACGAGATCAAGTTGAGACCGGGCGTAAATCAAGAACAACAAAAAGCAGTTGACTTTTTCAACCGATATAATCAAGAACAAGAAGCAGTAAAGCAAAAACACGAAAGGTTTAAAACTAATACTAGTAATCTTTTCAACAGTGAATTCAAAGGTTTTGACTTTAAAGTTGGGGACAAGAAGTTTAGGTATGGCGTTAAAAATCCTAGTGAATTAGCTAACGAGCAAGGAGACATTGGTAACTTTATTAAGACGTTCTTAAATAAAGATGGAGAAGTTTCTGATCATGCTGGTTATCACAAAGCTTTATATGCGGCTAGAAATGCTGACACTTTAGCTTCTCATTTTTATGAGCAAGGCAAAGCCGATGCTGTTAAGGATCAAGTAGCTAAATCAAAAAACATAAGCACTGAACCTAGAAAAACAGTAACAGGTGATGTATTTGTAGGAGGATTAAAAGTTAAAGCAATAAGCGGAGCAGATTCTAGTAAATTAAGAGTTAAAACAAAAAGATTTAATTAATTATAAAGATTTAATAAGATGGCAGTTACCCCAACTTTCGGCGCAATTAAGCCGAGTCAAAAACAACAGGTACTAGAGACCAACTATCTAAGTTTCAACGATGGAACTAATGATTTTGCTCAACAGTATCTACCCGAAATTTATGAAGCTGAAGTAGAGCGATACGGAAACCGTACTCTATCTGGCTTTTTACGTATGGTAGGAGCTGAAATGCCAATGACATCTGATCAAGTAATTTGGAGCGAACAGAATCGCTTACACGTTGCTTATGACAGTGTTACTTGCGCTTCAGCCACTACACTAACATTTGCACTTGATGCAACAGCAGGAAAAGATTTTGTTTCTAATGTTGTTTCTGCAAATGATACTATCGTAGTAATGGATCCTTCTAGTGGAGCAGAACTAAAATGTTTTGTTGAAATTAGTGCTGATACATCTGCTACGCTAGCTACACTAACAGTAAAACCTTATACTCAGATTGACCTTCACGGTAGTGGTGGTGCTACAGAAGTAGATCTTACAGGTCAAACAGATCTTAAGATTTTTGTATATGGTTCTGAATTTAAGAAAGGCACAGCTGATGGGCGCGAGCGTTCAATCACCCCTTCTTTTACTCAGTACTCAAACTCACCTATTATCATCAAAGATAAATTTCAAATCAATGGATCTGACACAGCTCAGATTGGTTGGGTTGAAGTTGCTACTGAAGATGGTACATCTGGATTTCTATGGTATCTAAAAGCTGAGTCTGAGACTCGTTTACGTTTTGAAGATTATCTAGAAATGTCTTTGGTTGAAGGCGAAAAAGTAAGTGGAACATCTACACTTGGAGCTGGAACTGTAGGATATAAAGGTACTGAAGGACTTTTCGCTGCTGTTGGAGATCGTGGAAACAAGATCAACAACTTTAGTGGAGCAAACGGTAGTTTAGCAGACTTCGATAGCATTTTGAAAAACCTTGATACTCAAGGAGCTATTGAAGAAAATATGCTATTTGTAAACCGAGGACTAGCTCTAGAAATTGATGATATGCTAGGTGGTGTATCTGATGGTTCTAATGGTGGTACAGCTTACGGACTATTTGAAAACTCTGAAGAAATGGCGTTGAACCTTGGGTTCAGCGGTTTCCGAAGAGGTTCATATGACTTCTACAAAACTGACTGGAAATACTTAAATGACGCTTCTACTCGTGGCGCCACTGCAGTTTCTGGTATTGAAGGAGTTCTTATTCCTGCTGGTACATCAACTGTTTACGATCAGATTCTTGGAACTAACATCCGTCGTCCATTCCTTCACGTACGTTATCGTGCTTCACAAGCTGATGACAGACGTATGAAGTCTTGGATTACTGGTTCTGTAGGTGGTGCTTACACTTCTGCGCTTGACGCAATGCAAGTACACTTCCTTTCAGAAAGATGTTTGGTTACACAAGGTGCAAACAACTTCGTGTTGTTTACAGCTTCTAATCCATAATAGTACTCATGTAGTATTTACCCTCGTCTTACCGACGGGGGTAGGTATTACTTTTATTAACATTTTTATTATATTATATCATGGCAAAAACAAAAGAAAAACCCTCAGTCGAAAAAGGCTGGGAAATTAAAGATAGAACATATATCTTAAAAGGAAACAAGCAACCACTAACATACACTATACAATCTAGACACTCACGTAGATTTCCACTATTGTGGTTTGACGAAGAAAAAGGTGAACAAAGAGAACTTAGGTATGCTACTAATATGAACAGTCCATTTGTAGATGAGCAAAAAGGTGAAGCTACTCTTGGTCATGTTATATTTAAAGATGGTGTATTATTTGTTTCTAAAGAAAAACAAAATCTACAAAAACTACTATCATTGTATCACCCAAGAAAAGGTGGTATATATTATGAGTTTGACAAAGTAGAGGTTGCAACTGATGAACTAGAAGATCTTGAGTTTCAAATTGAAGCTTTAAATTTAGCTAAATCGCTAGACATAGATCACGCTGAAGCTATATTAAGAGTTGAGCTTGGATCAAAAGTTTCTTCTATGAGTTCAAAAGAAATAAAAAGAGATTTACTATTGTTTGCTAAAAAGAACTCTACACTGTTCTTGACGCTAGCAAATGATGAAAATGTAGAACTAAGAAACTTCGCTATTAAAGCAACTGAAGCTAATATAATTTATTTAGCTGCAGATCAAAAAAGTTTTCATTGGGCTTCAAACGATAAGAAGCTAATGATTGTTCCTTTTGATGAAAATCCTTACAGCGCGTTTGCTTCTTTCTTGAAGACAGACGAAGGTGTAGAGGTGTACAAATCAATCGAGAAAAAACTTCTATAACATGTGATAATAATATTGAGGCGGTTTGCGCCGCCTCTTTATTATAATAAAAAAATACAAATGGCAATAAACGTAAACACAGTATATCAAACTGTTTTACTTATACTAAATAAAGAACAGCGCGGG